GAGGAGAACATGGCTGGTGTTGACATCTGGGCCATGAAGGATGGCCGAGCCACCAGCTTTGATGTCAAGAACGATGGCAGTGCCTGGAAGACGGGCAACATCTGCCTTGAGCTCTACAGCGATTACCCAGATGGCAGAACCAGAGATGGCTGGGCCACCAAGTCCAACTGCACTTGGTTCGTCTGGCTCATCGAACAGCCTTCATTGACTGGCTATCGCTACTGGGCCATCAAGGCTGATGAGGTGGTTGCCAAGCTGCCTGTGCTGCGTGAGGAGCTGCGTGTCATAAGCACTAGCCGAGACAGCAACAAGCTCACGTACAACGCTCTGCTTCCCATCAGGGATATCCCAGAGCTCTTTGACAACTACCACTCAGGAGAACTGGAATGACTATCACTCTATTGTTCATCATCCTTGGGATGCTGGGGCTCATTGCCTGGCGTCTCAAGTGAAACGCTTCAATCCCAAGCCAGCCATTGGCTCTATCAAGCTGAGGCCACCAAGCACACCAATGGCATCCGAGAGGAAGGCCAAACGCAATGGCTCCTGGGACGCTGTGTCCAGGCGAGTGCGTAAGGCTCATCCTCTGTGCCAGGACTGCAAGCAGCGAGCATCCACTCAGGTCCATCATGAGGTGCCACTGAGCACTGACCCATCGAAGGACAACATGCTGCGTGGACCGCTTGTGGCTCTCTGTGAGGCCTGCCACGAGGCTCGCCATGCGTGACCACGACCCCAGCTCGGCATCTTTGGACATGCCCAGCAACCCCCCCTCGGTCTTCCCCTGATTGCCCCCCGGGGTAGGGGACCACGACCCCAGGTGGGGAATTATGCATCTATCAACCCTCTCCGAAGGAGGAATCAATGAATCCCGTAGACCGCTACTGGGAGTATTGCCAGTCGGTCCTTGATGGGACTCAGCTGGCACCCCAGCGAATCATCCGAGCCTGTGAAAGAACCACGGCTCTCAAGGACGACCCAGAGGTGTACCTCGACGAGGACATCCTCACCAGGTTCGTCAACTCATCTGAACAGTTCATCATCTCTGATGGCCACACCCTGAATGGGCAGAGCATCCAGCTCATGCCTTGGCAGGTCTGGGTCCTTGGAAGCAGCTTGGCCTGGAAGTGGAAGGAAGACAACGGTGTCGTCCTGAAGCAGACCTGGGTCGAAGTCGGGAGAGGTGCAGGCAAGTCGGCAATGGCTGCCGTGCTGTGCATCTTCCTTGCCCAGGAAGTACCTGGTTGCGACATCAGTCTCCTGGCAAACAAGCAGGAGCAGTCAGCTCTCATCCTCCAGTCAGTCCACAGGTTCCTTCGGGACACCAAGGACCATGGCATTGAGTTCGAAGCCAAGGCCAAGGAGGTACGTATCGGTACGTCTACCATCCGTGCCCTGTCTGCCAAGGTCAACGCCCTGGACGGACTGAGGAGCCGGCTCTACGTCATCGACGAAGGACACGAGGCCAGGGATGACATCTTCTCAAAGGTCTTGTCAGCTCTCCCGAAGAGCAGGGACGCCCAGATGCTCAGCATCTCCACCCCTGGAGGTACTGACCTGGGTCTAGATAGCGTGTACTACTCAACTCGTCAGGTAGCTGAGGAAGCCCTCAGGGACTTTTCAAAGCTCAAGTCAGTTGGCTCCTACCTCTGGGGCATCGACGAGGATGACAAAATTGATGACGAATCAGTATGGGTCAAGGGCCAGCCAGGCATTGGTCATGTCATCACCACTGCTGACTACAGGCGAGCCTATGAGACCTACGTTGCCCAGAACCGAGAAGGGGACTGGGAGCGGTACCAGCTGTGTAGGTACACCCTCAGGTCCCTCGGCTGGATTGAGCCCGAGACTGTCCACGAGGCCAGTGACTCGGAGCTCAGCATCGAGGACTTCAAGGGTGAGCGGGCCTACATCGGGCTTGACCTGAGTAAGAGCTTCGACCTGAGCTCGATGTGTATCCAGTTCTGGAAGAATCAAAAATGTCATGCCTTTTGGTACCACTGGGTCCCCGCTGTGGGAGCCAGGGAACACTACCGACAGCATGAGTCACACATCCCAGCCTGGGACAAGCTGCACCATGTAGAAATTGTCCATACCAAAACCATCGACTACGACTCCATCCGTGACAGGCTCATCTGGGCCTGCCAGGAATTTGACGTAGGGAAGGAATGCATTGGCGTAGATGCCCTTGGTGGGCTCAAGCCAACGCTGCAAGACTGGGAGCAGAATCATGAGCTCCCCATTGTCGGTGTCCCTCAGACCATTACGGTCCTGGGCCCGGCCACGTTCTCCTTTGAATCTCTGATTCGGGAGAGCAACCTGACTATTGCCAAGGACCCCGTCCTGGAGCACTGCTTCGCCAACGTCAACCTGGTGGTTGGTCAGAACGGTGACAGACGCCCCACGAAGGAGAAGAGCACTGGCTGCATCGACGCAGTCATTGCCGGTATCCAGGCCACAGCTATCGCTATTGAGCAGGGGGCCCTGACGCCGCCCGCATATCGAACTAACGAAGACGTAGTCTTCTAAAGGAATCCAATGGAACAGAAACCATCATTCATCCGCCGGCTCTTTGGCTGGCAGACCACGGACACCCTCGGTGCCATGGTCGACCCTGCATACGGCTTCTTTGGTGACATCTACGGTGACACTGCTCCCGAGGAAGTCACCATCTTCACTGCCGAGCAGAACACATCTATCACAAGGGCCATCAACCTCCTCTCCAACGATGTAGCCAGGCTCCCTGTCTGCACCGTCGACGAGGAAGGAAACGAGTCAGACGAGCTCTACGGGCTCCTGGACAGGCCCAACGACCTCGAATCGGGCTTCGACTTCTTCAGGAAGCATGTCCGGTTCATGATGTTGTACGGCAACAGCTTTGCACTCATCAGTCGCAACGGTAGAGGTGAAATTGTTCAACTCATCAGCTGTCAGCCTGGGGATATCACTCAGATTGACAACGGTGACGGCACCTTCACCTACCGACACACCGTCCATGGTGAGATTGACAAGAAGGATGTACTCCACTTCCGTCTCAAGGGTCGTCGTCCCTTCTGGGGAGACAGCCCAATTACCCTGGCTAACCGAGCTTTGACGCTTGCACAGACCCAGGAAGAGGCCGGACAGAGCATGTACAAGACGCCTGGATTAGGCAAGATTGCCTTGGAAATCCCAGAGACGGTAGGACCAGACAAGGTTCAGGCCGGACAACAGAGCTTCCGCAAGGTGCATGGCACCAAGGACGGACATCTGGCTCCCATCATCGTCCAGAACGGTACGACCGTGAAGAACGTGGGGACGAGCCTCAAGGACTCCGACTGGGTGACAGCTCGTCGCTACTCCATCACTGAGGTAGCACGGATGTTCAGCATTCCGCCGGCTTTCCTCTTCGACCTCGAACACTCCACCCTGGAGAACAGCTCGATGATGCTGAAGAGCTACGTCTCAACTTGTCTGGAGCACTGGCTGGAGTACTTCCGGTCCGAGTTCTTCCTCAAGTTGAACATCATCATCAAATTTGACACTACCCAACTCCTGGTTGGCACCTTCAAGGAAGAGGTGGAATCCCTCCGGATGGCTATTGACTGTGGTGTTCTGACGCCCAATGAGGCCCGGAACAAGCTCGGTTACGAAGACCATCCGGACGGTGATGAGCTTCTCGTCTCGAAGAACTACCAGGCCGCTGGAATCAACGGCACAGACACTGGGGCTGACACCCAGGACACCCCTAACAAGAAGGATGACGACTCATGATTGAATACCGCTCCAATCCCGTAGGAGGAGCAAGCGTAGATGGCAATGCCATCACTGGTATCGCGGTCCCGTACAACAGCAGCTCCGTGCTGCTTAACGACCGGCCCCGTCCTTACCGTGAGCGTTTCGCTCCGGGTGCATTCCCCGACATCGGAGACCACGTCTCCCTGCTCGTGGGTCATGACCATCGTTCCCTCCCGCTCGCCAGAGTCGGTGCTGGGACGCTTTCGTTCGAGGAGAGCCCCGAGGGTCTCCGCTTCCGTGCAACGCTCCCAGAGAGCCGTGCTGACGTCCTTGAGGCTGTCAGACGCGGTGACATTGGTGGCGTGTCAATCGGCTTCAACTCTATCGAAGACGACTGGCAGCATCGCTCAGGCAAGATGCCGTCGGACCGCATTGTGTCCCAGGCAAACCTTTTCGAGCTGAGCCTTGTGGCCTCGGGTGCTTACCCGAAGGCCTTGATTGACTGATTGAACTGATTCACTAACCACAACCAAGACCCTGACCTCCAGGCCCTGCCTTCACCGGCGGGGCCTTGTTGCGTTTTGGGCAAAGGAAACAAAATGAACAAGACTGAACTGAACAACGAACTTCGTGACATCCTTGAGACCGAAGGCAGCCTTTCCAACGAGCAGGTCAGCCGTGTCGAATCTATTGAAACCGAGCTTGCTGGCCTTGAGGCTGACGAGCGTTCCGCTGCGGCCCGTGCCACGGCTGAAGAGCGACTCAACCGTCCCAGCTTCGGTACCCCCGAGGTTACTGGTGACATCCGCTCCGACTACGAGCGATTCGCTGACTGGGCCATCTCTGGTAAGGAAGACCGAACCCTGAGCAACGGCTCTGACGGTGTGCTGGTCCCTCTGGACCTGCAGAACGAACTTGTCAAGCAGCTCAACGGTGTCGCTGGTGCTCGCCAGTGCGTCGATGTGAAGACCGTTGGCTACGACGTCGAGATTGCTCGCGTTGCGAGCCGTCCCAGCATCACTGGCTACACCGGTGAAACGGTTGCCTACAACGACGTTGAGTCGACCTTCGACTCGGTCCGCAGCTATGCGTTTAAGTCGACCGCCATCACCACCATCACCGAAGAGCTGATGCTGGATAGTCGTCCCGCAGTGCTTGCGGAAATCATGGAAGCTCAGATGGCTGCTCACGGCCTCTTCTGGGACGGTGAGTTCTGCGTCAACGGTGCCGGTGGTTCGACTGGCCCCGAGGCTATCTTCAACGGTGCCCAGGCTGGCCTCAACAACATCCTGACCGATACGTCGGGTGAGATTAGCCTCGACGACCTCCTGGTTGCGGCCCTCGAAGGCCTTCCCGCTCAGTACCGTGGTGGGAACTTCTCGTTCCTGATGCACCCCACGGTGGAATCCGTGCTGCGTCGTGAGAAGGACGAGCAGGGTCGATTCCAGCTCATGCCCCAGTCGACCGGCAACGACTCCTCGATGCCCGGCTCGACCATCCACGGCATCCCCGTGGTCATCTCGACGCAGGCTCCTGACCTCACCGAAGCTGTCGCTGGCAACGCCCCGGCAGTCATGATGCTTGAGAAGAGCAGCTACCGCGTATTTGACCGTATGCCCCTCCGCACCATGCGTGATGAGTACACCGGTGCCTCCACCGGCCAGGTCAAGTTCCTCAGCAAGATGCGTTCCGATGGCCGATGGCTCGCCCCCTGGCGTTCCGTCGCTATCAGCATCAAGCCCTGATAAATCTTTCTATTTGACAACAACTCCAACAGGAGACCTCAATGTCCTACGAATTCCTTTCGCAGCCTGACATCCCCGTGTCCGTGTCTGCCCTGCGTGACCACTGCCGAGTCTATGGCTCGGACTGGGACACTCAGCTCACGCGTGCCTGGTATGCAGCAGCTGGTGACATTGAGAAGCGTTCCAACGTCCTCCTTCGGCCTTGTACGGTTCGGGAGTCCCTTCGGGGGCTCTCGGGCCTGCAGGGTGCTGTGCTTTCCGTAGGGCCCGTTGACAAGTCCACAGTGCAAGTCACTGATGGGGATGGCAACGTGCAGTACGGGTGGCGTATCGACTCCTCCCAGGTGGTGCCGACGATTTGCGTTGATGACCGCAGTGCCTTCGAACGTGACGTCGACTACTTCGTCGACTACACGGCTGGGTACTCCATCATCCCCAACGACCT